CAAAAAAAGGGGGACTAAATCCTAGACCGGGACAAAAAAGAAAACCATTAAGGGGGGGTAGGGGGGGATTAAGGAAAGGGACTAATACTATAATCTATCTATATTATGGATAGTAATGTATAAGGCTAATTATGTAATACTCTATGGCTATCTAATCTCTCCCTAATCTCCTCTCTACTATCTCGTTTGCTGTGTGTATCTTAATTAACTCTTAACCCTAAGATAGAGTTACTTAGTAAGTATCGGTTATTATCAGTGTTACTTAATGACACTATGTAGTTGTGCCGGATTACACTGCCTGGCTTAGTTAAGAGCCAGCTAGTGACAATCTCCCGGCATATTTAAGTTTAGCTTTTAGGCTGACCTCTTTAGCAGCAGCAATCATTGCCAGAGTAAGACGGGGCTTATGTTTAGTAGATGTATATACAATGTTGATACATTTGCACTTTTGACCTTTTTCGGGCTGATATTTGTATTTGTGCGAAGATGCGAGAAGTCAATGGCAGCAACGTTCTGCGCTTCTATGTTCGTCAAATACATGTTTGACGAAGTTGACCACCTGCCGGTTAACCGCCTCGATACCCCCCAACCCCCCGGAGGAATATTATTAAGCCTCCTCTATGAATTTTTTTCTATAAAAGCTTGACATGTTCGTCAAACAATGTTAATATTTTCACTATATACGACTTTAGGACTATATGAATATAAGTCAAAAGGAGTAGCTTGATGTTACCGCTAAGCGTTTCCGATAAGGCGAAGTTAGAGAGTATTGACCGCAGGATAACGAATCTTTTAATTTACAAGGGAACGGCTAATTGGTTTAAATTTGAGAAGCAATATGAAGCGGTATGCGCGGAGCGTTCCAGGTTATTTGAGGTTAAGAAAGAGTCGGAGAGGAAGCCTTTACCCGAAGAGGTAGCGGCGCGGGTTGTTTCGGAGTTAGCGGATTTAGAGCCAAAGAGATGGCAGATGCGGGAGATTTATCAAAAGAAAGAAGATGTGCTTCTTTTATTTGCTTTAACGCGGGATGAGTTAACGCGGGCGCCGAACTATGTAAGGTTAAAGGAGATGTTATTAAGGATATTTCCCGAAGCGAAGGGTTACAAGAATTTAGATGGGACGTTGCAGATTTTCTATCAGAAGAACAAGTTGGGGATAGAGCGGGTGGCGCAGGAGATACAGGAGGTTTTTGCGCGGGAGTTATTTATAAAGATACAGTTAATGATAAGCCGGATTTCCTATGCAAAGATAGAGGATTCTAACCTTGATGAATTAGTCAGTTACATCAAGCAGTTAGTTCCGGTGGCGCGGTTATTGAAGGGTGAAGCCACGACGATAAGCAAGAGGGAGAATGCGGGGGAGGAATACGAGAAGCTTGCGGATATGCGGAAGAATCTTTTGCATGAGGTTGGCGGATAATGGCCGGTAACGCTCTCAGTATCACCAGGTTAAAGATTGATTGCGAATGGATAAAACACGCTACGGAAGCGCAGATACGCGCGAAGTATGCCGAGATAAAGCGGATTAAGAAAGAGAATCTTTATTTATACCTCTACGAACCGAAGCCCTATCAGAAGAAAGTCCATTTATCGCCCAAGAAGCTGAGAATTGTAGTGTGGCCCAATCAGATTGGAAAGACTTATTGCGCGGCGGAAGAGGCGATGTGGCATTTTACCGGGGAGTATCCGAAATGGTATCCAGAGAAACAGAGGTTACCTATCCCGAACAAGGGTAGGATTTATGTAACGGATTTCAAGAAGGGACTTTCTACTGTCGCTGCCTATATCAAGACATTAGTGCCCTATAAGTTTAAGGTAGAAACGAAGAAAGACACTGCAGGGAATATCGTTGGGTATACGAACAATATTGGTTGCGAGTTTGATATTATGGCATCTACGCAGGATGATGAGTTAGGGGAAGGCTGGACTGGAGATTGGGTTTGGATTGATGAACCGATAAAGAAAATCTTTTTTGAAGGAGCTTATCGCGGCTTGGTTCATTCGGGGGGCAGGATGTTAATTACCCTGACCGTATTGCCGAATTGTAAGCAGATGTGGATAGTTGACGAGCTTATAGAAAAGGCTGACGAGAACCCGGATATTGAGGTTTTTATGGGAGAAACGCAGTATAGCGCGGGGGTTTTAAGCAAAGAAAACATTAAATCATTAGAGCGCACGCTTTCAAAGGATGTAGCTCGTTGCAGGGTTTACGGGGAATTGCCGTTTAGGGGCGGTTTAATATTCCCTGACTGGGAGGACAAGCATCCTTTTGTAATTCCTTACCCCTTTGACGATGGCTTTCCTAAAGAATATCCTTTGTTTATTGGCATAGATTGGCACTTTAATAACCTGACTGTGGTTTTAATGGCGACCTGCACCCCTCGCGACGAAGTTATCTTCTTCGCCGAGCATGAATTAAGCATGAATCCTACCGTAGCAGGGAAGCAGATAAAAGAGCTTTGCGCAATGAGAAGCTATGATACCAAGAAATTTGAAGCGATTGACCCTGAATTTTCTGTGATAGATTATTTTGCTCATATAAAAGACCCGATAACGCGGGTCAGGTATGCCGATGCTTTTGAGATCCCCACCATTCCCAGTATTAAGAATATAGAAAACGCGATTATACTTATGCAGAACGGTTTTATTATTGACGAGAAAACGAAATATCCGAAGTTTCTTATTACCGAGAATTGCAAAGAACTTCGGAGTGAAATCAAGCATTTCCGGCGCACAACCGATGACGAGATAGACAGGGTAAGGAAGCGCTGCCGGTTAAACAATATGATGTATATACTCGCGGCGAAACCACAATTTCGGGATAGGTCTTTGCAGCGCAACAGGTTTGATGATGAGGTTTTTGTTACCGAACATAAAGGCGTAAAGGTAGGGTCTTTTTAATGACTGACAGAGAAAAGAAAATAGCCGAAGACGTTTTAGCGGATTACGAAAGCGCAAAACAAGGCAAAGCAACCAAGCGAACAAACGCTTTGCTGTATTATAAGCGCTATTGTCAGATCGCGCTTGATTCCGTTCTTGAAGAAACGCTTCACGTTCCAAAACCGAGGAATGACATTGAAATTTTAGTAAGTAGATATTGCAATCCTTTCTTTTATGCCGAGAAGCCTTATGCGGTATTTATGCCGACGGAGGAGAGCGATGAGGCGGGTTGCGAGAAGATGAATCATTTAGCCTTTTTCCGTATGCAGGCGGCAGAATTTCCAATTAAGTTTATTGATATTGTTAAAGAAGACCTGATTTATGGCAACGGCTTTACGAAGACCTACCCAGTTATCAAAAAAGACTTACGGATTCCTAAACCCGCCGGTGAAGTAGAGAAGGTTTTAAGGAGTATTGCCAAAATGATAGCGCCCGAAGAAGAATCTAAGCCCATTGAATATGAGTATATAATTGAACCTTTAAGCTGGTTTGACTATTTCAAAGACCCGGAAGGAACCGGCAAAAAGGATTTAAGATTTGAGATACACCGATTTTGGATAACCCCGCAAACGCTCAAGAAATGGGGAAAGATTAAAGACGGAAAAGGCAAGAAGGTTTACAAAAACATTAACGAAGTCGCTACCGAAACGCCGCTAGAGGTTGATACTGATAGAGAAGAATTAAAAGGGTATAACAACGAAGATTTGCCCTCCAACCCCAAGAAGACCATAATGATTCTTGAGAGATGGGGCTTGTATGATTACGAAGGGAAAGATGAAGGGGAGTTTTTAACCAGGATTTTGCTGGCAAACGGGGTAGTAATAAGCTTTGAACCCCATCCCTTTGATTATGTTGACTCTCCTTTTACTACATTCCACTACGAGCGAAATCCCGGAACGACGGACTCAACCGGATTGATTGAAGCCAATTACGATTTATCGCGCGAGCAGGACAGAAAGAGGCAGCAAAGGCTTGCCATAGTTAACCGCCTGCTTTCTCCTTTTGTGGTAATTAACGAAAACGCATGGCCTAATGCCCCGGATTTATTGAAGTGGAAACCATTTAAAACTATAAGGATTAAAACCGGGTTTACTATCCAAGAAGCCTGCGCTTTTTTAGTTTCGCCGAATTTAACGGCACCCTCCTACCAGGAAGAAGAAGTCTGCGTAAACAACCAGAACGAGCGGAGCGGAATCAATGAATATATCACCGGCACAAACCCTCACCCTTCTTCCAGGAATACTGCGTATGAAGTAGATACCAGAGTTAAAATGATGAACTCCCGCTTTGAGTTTATCTTTAATAACCTTTCAGTCGGAATCGCTGACATAGCCAGTAAAATACTTGGCTACGAACGGCAGTTCTTAAGCACGGAGCAGTCGGTCAGGATATTAGGAAGCAACGGGTTTAAATATGAGAAGGTTACCAAGAAAGATTTACCGGAAAAAGATTTAGACTGCTTTATAATTATTGATCCAACCAATCAAACCGAGGCATTAAAAAGAGAACAAACAATGGCTTTAATTAAAGATGTCCTGATACCCTTTGAGCCGGGACTTGAGAAAGAAGGCAAGAGATTAAGCAGGGTCAAGATAGTTGATATGCTCTCTGATTTGTTCTCTCTACCGGCGCTAAATAAACTAATTGAGGATATACCTGCCCCCCCGCCTGCGCCGGAACAACAGGGGGACGATGGCGGTTTAGCCGAGGAATTTAAGCAAGTATTGGGATTAAGCGGGGGAGGGCAACCGCCAGCCTTACCTGCGCCTCAAGGACAGGGGATGCCGCAACAGAATTTTGAACCCCTTAAGAACTCGCAGGTTCAGCAGGGACAAGCAATTTCAAGAGAGGCAGGACTTAGCTAATGGATGCTATTGAAGAGGCTCAGAGGAAACTTGAAAGGTATAAGGATTTCTTAGAAAATAAGGAAAATCAAACACTTAAAGATTTTTTTAACGAAGTTCATCGCAGATACCGTCAGGCGCAGCAATTCCTTGAATCCTTTGAATGCGGGGATTCAGTAAAATTAAAAGATACTTTAGTTTTAATTCAAAGGGAGGTGAAGGTTTTAAAGGAAATTATACTTATCCCTAAGCAATGGGAAAGAGAATTTTTAGAAGCACAGAACGACTTAGAGGAGTCTAAGAATCAAACTTCCGCCCTCAAAGAGTAAGCGGAAGAATTTAAGGAGGAAAGAAATGTCAGATCAAGTAACAGCCGCCCTCGGAGAGCAAGCGGTAGAAACCCAGATAAACCAAGAGGCTGCCCTCGGAGAGCAAGCAGCAGTAGTAACACCGGAGCAACCTGCCTTTTTACAGGACTTTGCCAAGCTTACACCGGAAGAGCAACAGAGAAAAGCTTATGAAATGAATCAAGGGATGAACGAAGCTCAAAGGAAAGCCGCAACCCTGGAGAAAAAGGTTCAAAACCTGGAAGGTATTTTTCTGCAATCTTTGTCGGAAGTAGGGGAAGCGCCTCAAACAGAGCCTATCCGCCCTACTCAACCAGCTCCATTATCGCCGCAAGACCAGCAGCAATATCTTACGAATTTCAATCAGCAGTTTGAAAAAGTGGAGAGTGAAATCGGAAGACCGGCAGCAATAGCGGCGGTGGTTCAAACACTGGTAAACGAAGAATTAGCCCCTATGAGGGAGAATAATCTGGTAGCCCAGGAGAATCAGCACGTGGAATTCCTTAAATCGCATGGCTATCCAGATATAGACAACTACCTTAAAGTTATGGCTGCTGATTTGAGAGAAAATCCCTATTTGCGGCAAGACCCTAAACACATGAAGACCTTATACCTGCGGGCAAAGTCAGAAGAGCATGACAGGCAATTTTTAAATCCCAGTAGGCCTTCAGTAGAAATTCCGCATATAGGAACAGGGCGTTCTTCGGGAGAGGAACAATCAACGGGAATGAGTGCAGAAGAAGCAAGGATTTGCAGAGAACTTGGCAACGACCCTAAAGATATTGCCAAGTATATGGAGGGCTTAAGATAATGGCAGTAAAAAAGAAAGCAGTTAGAAAGCCAGTCCATAAGCCTGTTACAGTGCCACAACCAGAACCGGAAATGATAAGAACCCCCTTAATTCTTCGTAAGACTGAAGAATTAACGCCGAAGGAAATTGAATCTTGCTTGCCCAAAGAAGAAACTCCCAGGATTAAACCTGTAAGAGATGACTCTTTTAAGGGCTTCGGTTCTAAGAAATGGGAAGAAGACAATCCGGGTATGTATCCGATTTGGTCTTTAGAGAAGAATATGGAAGAGAAAAAGGCTAAAGGATATGAGAATACAGGTATCTGGAATGGCGACCAGGTGCTAATGTTTAAGCCCAAAGACTTAAAGGAAATTCAGAATCGCAGGGAATCGGAAGAAGCAGATAGGCGTTCAGCCGCTTATGTTGGCGAACGGCTAAAGACAGACGCGGCTGAGGCTAATTTTGATGTTTTTAAAACCGATTCGTCAGCAAAGACCAGCTTTTTTATGGAAAATAATCCAATAGGGCCGCAAGGCTAATAAAAAACAAAGAGAGGTGTTAAAATAATGGCAACGATTGCAGTTAATAAACCAATCTGTGTCACGCAGAATCATAATGTTATTAGTTTACCCGAAGCCGCAAGTCAGTCTTTTCAAGCCTATGAGTTTGTATATCTGGCTTCCGGTTATATCACCGCTTGCGCTTCCGAAGCGACCGCGATTTATGGGCAGGTTCTTGAAGCCGGCCACAATACTACCGCAGGGGCTTACAATGTTTCAGTCATTCCCGCCGAGCCTGATGTTGAATTTGAGATGAACCTCAACACCACAAGCGCTATTACCCATGTAGGCAATACTTATGGTTTGGTAGTGGCGAGTAATGCTCATCAGGTTAATATTGCCGATGTCACAACGGATGCTTTCCGCATCCAGAGGCTTTCCGGCAAAGACACGGTCGGAGATACTAACGGCAGAGTAATAGTAAAAGTCTTGTCCGACGTATCACAAGTCGGCCCGGGCGAAAAAACAGCTTAGAATAAACTAATTTGGAAGGAGTGAAATATAATGGTAATAACTTCAATACCAGCAGTTTACGATGCAAATGTTCGTAAGGCAATCGTGGACAGGGTTAAAAAAGAAACAGTTTACGACAAAATCTTCAACGTTAAAGGAACGACCTTAAAAACTTTTAACGACGTATCCTTCTCTGGCACTGGAATTGCAGAGGATATGACAGACGATCAGAAGTTTAACTTTGATGTCATTAACCAGGATTATACCAATACCTACACCCAGAAAAAGATAGGTTTAGGCTTGGCTTTTTCTGAACAAAGTCAGATGTTTGACAAGTTAAATATCTGTAAGGGCGGAATCGCTCTGGGTAGAAGCGTAAGGGCACGGATAGAGCAAGACCACGCCAATATTCTTATCAAAGGACTTCTGGCGACTCAAACCTGGGGCGATGGCGTTGCCTTATTCAGCGCGGGTCACAAACTAAAGAGAGGCGGGACTGCCAGCAACACTCATGCTCACGCCGATATGAGCGCAACCTTCTTGAAAGAGGTTATAGCCCTTATGGACGCTGCGCCTGATAGAGCAGGGCTTGTGGATGATTCGAGAGAACCGAAATTCATCATCTTACCGGATGAAGCTGCTTGCCAGGGCGTCCGCGAAATTCTAAAATCTTCGTTGATTGCCGGCGTTACCGACAACACTATCAACATTCTGCGCGATAGTTTAACTATTATCAAGTGGAAATATATTACCCCGGCTGACTGCTTCATTCTGACTTCGGCAAAAGAAGACCACGAGTTAAATAGCTTCTTCAGTAAAAAACCCGACGCGGGACTGAAAAGCTATGTGAACAACGAAACTAATGCCTGGTGCTGGACGATTAGCGTTCTGTATCAGTGCGGTTGTTCTGACTGGAGAGGGACTTACGGAGTTCCCGGAGCTTAATAGCAAAAAACCAGGCGAGGGGGGCTATCTGCCCTCCTCGCTTAAATAAGAAAGAGGTGAAAGAAAGATGAAAAGATTTTTGGTTTTTATAACGATAGCGCTCTTTCTGTCCGGTGGCTTTGCTTGGGCTGCGAATGATGCGGGAATGGCTTCCCACATAGGGACGCTAAATGGTAAAGGCATTTCGATTGGGGCTTGCGGTTTACAGATAGAAGCAAATGCCGCAGACCCTACCGACAGCGAATTAGCTAACGGACGATTGAGCTATTTAACAGGAACAGGGCTTAGGGTTTACGCCGAAAGCGCATGGGTTACTTTATCCCTTGCACCGGCATTGCTTACCGCTCACTTAGCGGATATTACTGACCCGCACGGTGCGAGCATGAGCGTAAGCACCAGAGTAATAACCCCTGTGATAAAGAATACGGGCAATGTGACCATTGACGCTTACGGAACGGGGACGACTAATATCTACTTAACTAACTCCGATTCCGGCGCAACAGCAATAAGCATAGGGGACAGCGGCGATACTATTTCGCTAAAAGGCACTACATTAAATGCTACTGCTACAGAGTTAAATGTTTTGAATGGCATAGCCGCGACATTAACCACGGCTGAACTCAATTATTCAGACGGAGTAACCAGCGCAATACAAACGCAGTTTAGTAATAAGCAACCCCTTGACACTACCTTAACAAGCATAGCTCTTTTGGGCACGGCTGCGGATAAAATGCTTTATAGCACGGGAGTTGACACCTGGGCAGAGGCGGCTATTACTGCGGCAGGCATAGCAATTTTAGATGACGCAGACGCTGCCGCCCAAAGAGTAACTCTGAGCCTTGGCAATGTTGACAATACTTCTGACGCAAATAAGCCAATCTCGACTGCGACACAAACAGCACTTGACTTGAAGATAGCCAAGACTACCTGGATTTACTCTGTGGACGATACTGGAATTGCAGACGGTGAAATCTGCATCTTTGACAAAACTAATAATTATTTAGAAACTGCGAATGTAACTATTGCCACTACAATGGGGGCTGATGATACTACCGTGCCTACTTCGGGAGCGATGAAAACCGTTACCGACCTTTTAGCTCCTATTGCCAATGCTACCTTTACTGGTGTTACTACAATGGCGCAGGCAGTTGCCAATGATATTTATTATGGCGGGAACATAACTGTTGACGCGAAGACCGCTTCTGGTTCTACCTCAGTTCAATTCTTGAATTCTGGAGCAGGAGGGGCATTTAACCTCGATGTGGTAGGAACTGCAACAGTTAGCAGCAATCTTACGGCAGGAAAAGTTATCACCGACGAAATTTACAACCCAGGAACTACCATGTCTATTGACGTATGCAGCGTAGCTGCGGCAACTCTCAACCTTGAGAATACCGATGCTGGCGGATTAAATGTTAGCGTCAAGGGAACTCAAGCAGTTGATGGGGTATTTACCGCCAAGAGCTATGAAACTCACTCACTGGAAGCGGCAATTTCCGCTTACAATCCTGGCGGATTTGCCGACGCAACTGAACTTACCAAGACTATCAACATTATCGGAACTTGCGGAACCACCAACGATTCAGTCAAAGTTACAAATACCGCAGTTGGCACGATTCAATACATTACCAACAACGGCGCTCAGAGTTTAGCAATTTATGGATTTGACGGCTCAAGCGATATTAACGGAGCAGGAGCAGGGGAAGCAAAGGTCATTGCGACTAACACGACTCTTATGCTTATCCATAAAGCCACCAATGATTTTGAAGGTTTAACTTTATCAAGATAGGGCAGAATATTATAGGGGGAGGAGCTTCATATCAGCCCTCCCCATGCCCTCTTTTATGAAAGGTCGCCCCCCGCGCGGGAGCGTGGATTGAAACATGAAAGTGAGGTAAAGGAATTATGGCAAATATTATCATAGGGAATCCTTTAAGCGTTGACACTACGGGACAGATAACCACAAGCCAGACATTTGTTAAGGGGGTAAATCTAACCGGAACTGCTAATGCCGTATTAACTCTTTACAATGGCACAGCAAATACAGCGCCAGCCTTGCTATGTTTAAGGGCGTTGGCTAATGGGACGGCAAATAGCCCTATCCCTTTTGTTTCGGGCAATAGCGGTATTTATGCCGAAATAAGCGGAACGGCAGCTTTAGCACAAGTATACATTTAAGGGGGCTTCGTTATGAATTATGCAAGACTCCTTGCCGATATAAACGCTGAGTTCGGGCAGACGATAGGAGCGACAAGCAGGATTAGTTCTGCCCTCGCTTTATCGCTCATTAACGAAGAATATTTGAAGCTCTGCAAGAATCCTTTTACTATTTTGCAGAAGCATTTTTATTTAACTCTAAGAAAAACCCTCATTGCAACATTGGTAACCGCGGGGGACACAAACTTAAATGTTACAGCCGCAACCGGAACTTACTTCCCAAGAGGAAGCGAGATAATTCTTTCGGACGGCAATAGCAGCTATGAGCGATTAACGGTAAGCTCCTGCACTGCAAATACGGTAGTAACAACTGCAGGAACGCAGGCAGCCTATGCAGTGGGCGCTTATGTTTATGCCGATAAGTATTTTATGCCGACGGATTTCTGGAAGCCATACGAGATAAAAAATGTTTTAGATGATAGCTTAGTTAAGGATTATGTTGCTCCT